ATTAATGCCAATTCTGGTATAATTGAGTATGAAAATTTGGTTGTTGTAGGTAGGGCTGTGGGTTATCAAATGCCTTTGCCCCACTCACGTGATAATAGGGATAGACAGGTTGATAGGGTTTTTGATAAACTTGCTGTTAATTTGGCTGATCCTTTGAGACTCCAGGCGGGAAATTACTATAAAGTTGTTCCCACGTGGTCTAGTGTGGAGAAATCCATTAAGAAGCTTGACACTAAGCCTTGTTATGTTTTTAGGGAAGACCCTCGGTGGGAATTTGCTCAACAATTTTTGTTTAATATGTTTCACCAAGCGTTCTTCTCAGCACCCTTTTTGGGGTGGGAGGATATTTATTCTTCGTTGAATATTAATACTGCTGCTGGACAACCTTGGGCTAAACTTGGTTTAAAAAAGAAGAGGGATTGTTTGCTTTCTCCTTATTTTATGGAGTTTATGTCCAGAGATATAACTAAAGTTCCTCCACCAGTTTGGAAGGTGTCTGGAAAGGTTGAGTGGTATGACACCACTGACCTTGATGCTGATAAGGTGAGGACATTTATTATTCCACCTTTTCATTTGTTGTTATGGCAAAAGAAGTTGTTCTTATCTCAGAATATGTCTATGAAAATGGTGGGTTGGTCTGCCTATGGATTCAATCCATATAGAGGAGGAACAAATGTCCTTGCCAAGCGTCTGTTGAAATACGATTTGAAGGTGTTTTACGATGCTAAAGGTTGGGACCGTGTTCTGCCTGTGATGGAAGAGATTTATAATTTTCGAAGTGAGTATCTTCGTAATAAGTGGGCAAAGTTTGATGCTATTTTAGAATGGGTTGTTGAGAACACTATTAAAAGTTACTTGCTTCATCCTAATGGGACAGTTTTTTTTAAAAGTGTAGGAAATAATTCTGGATCTGGGAATACTACTAATGACAATATATTGGGACATGTTTTGATTTTGTCCTATGTGTTATTTTGTTTGTATGATGATATTGAGTTGGTTCAATCTGTTTTTGCTGCTTTGTTTGGTGATGATAACGTTTGTTGTTTGCCACCAACGTCAAAGGATGTTGAATTTGAATTTCGAACAGGCTTTAGAAAGTTTGGGTTGGAGTTAGACCCTTTTTGTGCAACTACGAGACTTGAAGAATGTGAGTTCCTTGGGTTTATGTTTAAATTGCATGAGGGGGCATGGATTCCTTGTTACAAATGGCCGCGTATTGTTGCTGCATATTGTTACTGCATAGAAGGTCAAACTGTGCAGGCTTCTTTAAGCAAAATGTGGTCTTTGACTGTTATGTCAGCTGGGTGTGGTGTGGATGAGTTTGAAGAACTCAGATATGCAACTGAGCAGATATTATTGAATTTTATTGATTCTCAGGATCCTGTCATCAAATCCATGGTGGATGGTGGTGTTCCTGACTACGACAGTGTTATATCTTTTTTTAAAGGTACAGAGTGTTGTGGTGGGTATCCTTGGTCCATTGTAGAAACTTATTTGGATGGAGGTGGTTTTAAAAGTTTCCGCGATGAATACTAAGAATCAAAAGAAAAAGGTGCCAGGACCTAAACCTGGTAAAAAGAAGGGTGTGAGTCAGAAGTTTCCTCAGGCTCAGGTTACTCGTGTTGTGTTGAAAGAACCAACGGCCCAAAAGGCTGTTGTTGCTATTCGACAGAAGGAGCAGATGAAGGCTCAAATGAAGCGAAGAAATCTACCGAGAGATTCGGTAAATTTTTTT